AAGCACCTCAGCCACAGGGCGGTAAAAGAAAGAAATCTTTCTGTGCTCGTATGTCAGGTGTTAAAGGACCACTCAAAAAAAACGGCAAGCCAACCCGTAAAGCGTTGGCACTACGAAAATGGAAATGTTAAATGGCTAAACCCGGACTCTATGCAAACATCCACGCCAAACGAAAGCGTATCGCTGCAGGCAGTGGTGAAAGAATGAGGAAGCCTGGCAGTAAGGGTGCACCTACTGCAGCTAACTTTAAGCGGTCTGCACGGACGGCAAAGAAAAAGTAAACAACACAGCCCGGTAGTGAGGAGCAACTATCCGGGCTAAAAAATTTTGCTCCATACAACAAACTCTTATTTTTATATGCGTACTCTTATTGCAACCGTCGGTGTCCTCCTGGGTCTTTCGACTCCCGCTCTTGCTGGAACCTATCTAAATATCGAAGCCAATAGTGGATACACTGGCTCGGATTATGAATCAACTGTTATTGACAATCATATTGGATATGAAGGCGACAACTGGTATATCCAGGGTGGTCCTAGTATCGTGACTGAAGATGCAGGTGATAGCGACCTGGAACTGTCAGGTAAAGCAGGAGGTTCCTTGAGTCTTTCAGAAAAGATTGCTCTCTATGGAGAGGTTTCTTTCATGACTGGTGACGAAGAAAATAGCTACGGAACTAAGGCTGGAGTTAAGTTCAACTTCTGAGTTATACAGCCCGCTACTGGATGTGAGCCTTGAGCGGGCTTCATTAAAGTGCTCAAATACTTACCCTTTGTAACTACAAATCCCTCGCACTTTTAATGACTACTGTAATTCAACAACAGAGGTCAACCTGGGACGATTTTTGTTCTTGGGTTACCTCTACTAATAATCGCCTTTACGTTGGCTGGTTTGGAACACTGATGATTCCGTGCCTCCTTGCTGCCACAACTTGTTTCATTGTTGCGTTCATCGCAGCACCACCTGTTGACATTGATGGAATCAGAGAACCAGTATCAGGCAGCCTTGCCTACGGAAATAACATCATCTCAGGAGCAGTCGTCCCTAGCAGCAATGCAATCGGACTACATCTCTACCCAATTTGGGAAGCTGGTTCACTTGACGAATGGCTCTACAACGGAGGTCCATATCAGCTCACAGTCTTCCACTTCCTCATTGGTGTCTTTGCTTACATGGGACGAGAATGGGAACTTAGCTATCGACTAGGGATGCGTCCCTGGATCTTTGTAGCGTACTCAGCACCAGTTGCTGCAGCTACAGCAGTGTTTCTTGTATATCCATTTGGTCAAGGTTCATTTTCTGATGGTATGCCGTTAGGTATCAGTGGAACATTTAACTTTATGCTGGTCTTCCAGGCGGAGCACAATATCCTCATGCACCCTTTCCATATGCTTGGTGTTGCTGGTGTATTTGGTGGCGCTCTCTTCTCGGCTATGCATGGAAGCCTCGTCACATCCTCGCTTATTAGGGAGACTACCGAGAAGGAATCCCAAAATTATGGATACAAGTTTGGTCAAGAGGAAGAGACCTACAACATCGTTGCAGCTCACGGATACTTTGGCCGTCTAATTTTTCAATATGCGTCCTTCAATAACAGCCGCAGCCTACACTTCTTTCTTGCTGCTTGGCCAGTGGTTGGCATTTGGTTTACCTCACTCGGTGTATCCACAATGGCTTTCAACCTTAATGGTCTCAACTTTAACCAGTCGATCATTGACTCTGAATCTAGAGTCATCAATACCTGGGGCGATATCCTCAATCGTGCAGACCTCGGAATCGAGGTAATGCATGAGAGGAATGCCCACAACTTTCCGTTAGATCTAGCTACACACACAGCTCCATCTATCGGCTAATTCTTCGTACGTTCATCCATGTATCAAATAACATTATCTAGTGATGCCTGTGTCGTGATTCGTGATGCACTCCGTCAGTATCTAAAAACTTGGCCTGGTGGAGATCCTGAAGAACAGGAAGCCATCATGTTTCTCGAAGTAGAATTTACCAAGATAGTGCTTGAGTCTTATATGGACGCATAATACCTATCCATGGAACGGGGGATAGTTAACGGAGATTAATCATGACCAACAATGAAAAGCAGTACATCGTCAATCAGTACAACAAACTGCTCCGCGAGCAAAAGGAAATCAACCTTGTGTATCGTGGAACTGCTTACAGAAAGTCTGTTCTGAAGTAATCGGATCATAGCCGACAGGGAGGTGCAAGTCCTTCCTTACTTATTTGGCACCGAGCCCGTACGCGGATACCTTGGCTGCCGTCTAGACGGTGGGAAAGACCACAACTTCAAAGCTTTGAAAGATTGCTTATACATTCTTTTATTTAACAATGGCACAACAGACAAGCACCTTGACAACCAATCTAACTAGTCCTGGTGCACTTAATAGTGCAGTAAGTTCTCCTAGAACTGCTGCTGAAGCCCGTGCTCTTTACCTGAAGTTGTTTTCAGGTGAGATGTTCAAGGGTTTCCAAAACAATACAATCGCCCGTGACCTTGTCATGAAGCGTACTCTGAAGAACGGTAAGTCTCTTCAGTTTATCTACACTGGCCGTACTAAGGCCGAATACCATACACCTGGCAACGCAATCCTCGGTAACACCGACGGTGCACCGCCAGTGGCTGAGAAAACCATCACTTGTGATGACCTGCTGATTAGCTCTGCTTTTGTGTATGAACTCGATGAAGTTCTTAGCCATTATGATCTGCGATCTGAAATCTCTCGCAAGATTGGCTATGCACTTGCTGAAAAGTATGATCGTCTGATCTTCCGTGCAATCGCTAAGGGTGCACGTCAGGCATCTCCTGTTTCCAAGACTAACTTTGTTGAGCCAGGTGGTACTCAGATTCAGGTTGGATCTGGCACTGGCGCTACCTCTGATGCCTTCGATGCTTCCAAACTTGTAACTGCTTTCTTCGATGCAGCTGCTGCTATGGATGAAAAAGGTATTAGTGGTGATGGCCGTGTTGGTGTTCTTAACCCACGTCAGTATTACGCACTGGTTCGTGAAACTGGTTCCAATGCCCTGATTAACCGCGACGAAACTGGATCTGCATTGCAGTCTGGTGAAGGCGTGGTGTCCATTGCTGGTATCAAGATCTATAAGTCCATGAACATTCCGTTCTTGGGTAACTATGGTATCAAGTATGGCGAATCTGGTGGACCTGCTAACCCTGGTAATACTGGTTCCTTCATTGGTAGTGACACTGAGCTGGAAGACGGCGGTGGTGTTACTGGTATGAACAACAACTATGGTGAGCAAGCTGCGTTTGACACCACTTGTGGTTTGATCTTCCAACGTGAAGCTGCTGGTGTTGTTGAAGCTATCGGTCCTCAAGTCCAAGTCACCAGTGGTGACGTCTCCGTGATCTATCAAGGTGACGTGATGCTGGGTCGTCTGGCTATGGGTGCTGATTTCCTGAACCCTGCTGCTGCAGTCGAGCTTTATGCTACGAACACTGCACCTTCAGCGTTCGGTACAACCTATCCGGCTAACGCCTGATTTTGTATATACGGGGACTCTTCGGAGTCCCTTTTTTTTATCTATTCACATGACTGTACTTCCTAATGTTATACCTCTTTTTATAAGAGACGCAGTGAATGAAATGCTTGGCGCTGTTGGTCAGGCTCCTGTCAACACACTTGAACAATCCAACCCGGACGTTGCGCTTGCTTATGCCACGTTGATGACTGTGTCTCGTGAAGTGCAGGCAGAAGGATGGACCTTTAATAAAGAATATCATTACGACAAATTAAAGCCTGATGCTGTTACTAAACACATCACGTTGCCAACTGTAAGCCCATTGATGCTGCAAGTTGATTTGTCCGATAATCACAAAAATACTACCTATGATTCTGTCATCCGAGAAGGTAAACTCTACGATCGTGAGCACCATACTTTTGAATGGGACTACGATCCTCTTCTTGATATTACTTGGCTTTTTGAATTAGAAGATCTTCCAAGACCTATTAGTGACCACATCATTGCGAGAGCTTGTGCTGTCTTTGCTAGCAGAATTGTTGGTGACCAAACTCAATACCAAATCCTTATCCAGAAAGATGCTCAGACAAGAGCACTAGCCCTCGAGTATGAATGTAGTCAAGGTGACTATACATTCTTTGGACATCCTGAAGGTGGTGATTTTTATACAAGCTATCAACCTTATAACGCTCTTCTTCGATAATGCCAAACATCAGTCAGCAAATTCCTAACTTCCTGGGTGGTGTTTCCACAATACCTGATGACCAGAAGATGCCAGGACAAGTTAGGGATATTATAAATGGATACATTGATCCAACATTTGGTCTAGTTAAACGTCCTGGTTTTAAATGGATTCAAGATGTTGGTGCTTCATCGAATTATTCAGCAGCTCATTATTTCTACTTTCGTTTTTCCAGCAGTGAATCCTATATAGGTGCAATTAAAGCTGGTAAGATGGAGTTAATAAATACTAGCTCCGGTGGCGCTAATCTTGTCACTTTAAATAATTCATACTTACAAGGTGGACATAATGATTTCCATGTAGTCACACGTCAGAACGAAATCATTGTTGTCAATAAAAGTATTACAACAGCGATGTCATCGACGAATGTTTCAGGTTCTTTGACAGGTACTGTTGCCAGTGTAGCTGACCTACCTGCTGCCAATACTAATAATGGTGTTATTTATAAAGTTGCCAATACTTCAGCAGCTGAAGATGACTACTACGTTAAGTCGGATGGTACATCATGGAATGAGACTGTTAAGCCTGGAATTTCTGTAGGGCTAGATCCTGCAACAATGCCTATCAGAGTTGTCAGGAATGGTGTCAACAACTTCTCCTTTGCTGGCGCTATTTCTTGGGCTGATCGCCAAGTTGGTGATGAGTTAACTAATCCAGAGCCAAGTTTTATTGGCAAGAAAATTAACTTTGCATTCTTCAATAATAATAGGCTTGGTTTCTTAGCTGACGATAATGTAATCATGAGTCAGCCAAATCAATTCTATAACTTTTTCTCTGTATCTGCATTGGTGCAGAGTGAAGCTGATCCTATTGATATTAACTGTTCTAGCTTGACACCTGTCAAACTAACTAGTGCTATTCCTAAACTGCAAGGTGTTCTGCTGTTTAGTGAGCAGGAGCAGTTTATGCTGTTCTCTGATACTGGATTACTTACACCTACAACAGCTGTAATTAAATCTATCTCTAACTTTGAGATGGATACACAAGTGCTACCTGTAGAATCCGGTATCAATATTACCTTTCTAAATAAGACAGCTGACTATTGTCGTGTCTTCCAGATGGTGACACAAGGTCAGGGAGCTAACCCTTTGTTCTCAGACATTGGTAAGCAGGTTACACAATATATCCCTGCCTCTGTATCGGCAATGTTCGCTGATGCTCAGAACTCCTTTATTGGTATGTATGGGCAAGCAAGTCGTAGGGTGTACTTTTTTAGGGATTATATTGATGGTCAAGAGGTTTTGATGCGTGGTTGGTATAGCTGGGAGTTACCTGGCAATATCCAATTCCTAACTACTGATTCAGATACAATGTATGCCTTGACTATTCAGGGTACTAAACTTACATTATCGCGTACTAAATTAAATACTATCCCTACTGGTAGTCAGTTAGCAGCTGGTCAAATCGAAGAACAAAACCCTTCATTTGATTTCTTTGCTACACCGTCATCAACTTCATATGATGCTACAACTGATATAACTAAACTCTATGTACCGTTTGAGTTAGTTAATACACTTACACCTGTTGCTGTCCAAGACGCATCATCTGGTTCTACATTATCTGGATTATTCCTTACGCCTGCAACAGGCACTGATGGTACAGGATCTTATTTTGCGTTGTCCGGTCAAGACTATACTACCCTCGATTGGTTAGTAGGATACAAGCTAAACTTTCAAGTTGATATGCCTATCTTTTATTTTAGGCAAGGTGAACAAGTAGATTTTTCTGCTTACTTATCTATCTCAAGAGTCAAGTTTGCTTTAGGACTTTCTGGTCAATGTAATTTTGAAATCACACCTAAGAATCAGGAAACTCTTGATTATGATGTAACTGGCATTACAAGTAACCAATATACATACGACAAACTACCTATTGATGATCGAAACGTATTTACTGTTCCTATCCTACAGAGAAATACTGGTTACGATTTAAAAGTTAAAAGTACAACACCTTTTGTTGTGTCACTAAACTCTGCATCTTGGGAAGGGAATTACTCTAGTAAATATTATAGGAGAGCGTAATGGGTCAAAAATCAAAACAAGTAAAATATGCAAATGCTGCTGCAGAAGCTCAACTAGAGTTTCAGGAGGAACAATCGGTACGTAATTATTACCAGGCAATGGATAATTACTACCTCAATCAGTATGAAACTGCAGTTACTACTGATCTCCAGGATGCTCAACTTAAGCAGCAGTTTGAGGATTCACTAAAGATCTCTGATGCTCAACGTGAAGCACAGCTACAAGCGTATGATATTTCTGAACAACGATATCGTACACAGCTGCAGCTAAACCAAAGAGCATATGATGAAACAAGTGAAAACTTAAATCGAAGATTAGGTGTTACTGTTGATCAATACTACGATCAGTTTACTGATCAACAGAGTGCGTTTCAACAGCAGGCAGCTAGGAGTGCTATTGATGCTCGGGGTCAGCAGAATATTATTGACTTCGCTGATGATGAATTTTCTATTGCAGAAGAGCAGAATCGTAGGGCTGAGGTCTTG